GTGTTAAAGGACCAATGAAAAAACCAAACGGCAAGCCTACACGTAAGGCACTTGCCCTTCGCAAATGGAAATGCTAATGGCTCACACATATGACATGGATGGATCAACAACTGAGTCCATCGGTGAAAGACAAGAGAAGAAAAGAAAAAACATAAAGACTCCAGATAATATTAAGTTTGGTGATATGCCAGCTGATTTTAAAAAGAGATACTTACAAATGTTAGAACAACAGCGTCAAAAGTAATGGCTAAACGAGGACTATATGCAAACATTCACGCCAAGAGAAAGCGGATCGCCGCTGGCTCTGGTGAGAAGATGAGAAAGGTGGGTTCTAAGGGCGCTCCCACCGCCGCTGCTTTTAAGAAGTCAGCAAAAACAGCAAAACCTTACAAGAAAAAAACTAAGAAAAAATGATTACCACAGAATACGGTAAGAAAAACATCTACCCAAACGAACCCCCTATACAATTATTACCCCCAAGAAAACTAATGTCACCAGAAGCAGAAAGATTTAATGGCTGGGCAGCAATGCTCGGATTCGTAGCAGCTGTAGGAGCCTACGCAACAACAGGACAAATCATACCCGGAGTATTCTAATGTCAGCTATCTCAGTAACAAGAGATAACAGCATTAGCAACTGGGAAAGATTTTGTCAGTGGGTTACAAGTACAGACAACCGCATATATGTAGGTTGGTTTGGTGTACTTATGATACCCTGCTTATTAACAGCAACAACTTGTTTTATACTCGCCTTCATTGCAGCACCGCCTGTAGACATAGACGGCATACGTGAGCCTGTTTCTGGCTCGTTATTATACGGAAACAATATTATATCAGGAGCAGTCGTCCCCTCCTCTAACGCAATCGGACTACATTTTTACCCTATATGGGAAGCTGGAACCATGGACGAATGGTTATATAATGGCGGACCATATCAACTCGTTGTCTTTCATTTCCTCATAGGTGTAGCAGCTTATGCAGGCAGACAATGGGAGCTATCATACAGACTTGGCATGAGACCATGGATCTTTGTTGCTTACACAGCACCATTATCCGCAGCTCTTGCAGTCTTTCTTGTCTACCCATTTGGTCAGGGTTCATTCTCTGATGGTATGCCTTTAGGAATCAGTGGAACATTTAACTTCATGTTTGTCTTCCAAGCGGAACACAACATCCTTATGCACCCCTTTCATATGCTCGGAGTTGCGGGTGTGTTTGGCGGTGCTTTGTTTGCTGCTATGCACGGAAGCCTTGTTACTTCCTCGATCATTCGGGAGACCACGGAAGACGTTTCACAGAACTATGGTTACAAGTTTGGTCAAGACGAGGAAACTTATAATATAGTAGCCGCACATGGTTACTTCGGCAGACTTATTTTCCAATATGCTTCTTTTAATAATTCTCGTAGCTTACATTTCTTTTTGGCTACTTGGCCCGTGGTTGGCATATGGCTCACCTCGATGGGCATCTGCACCATGGCTTTCAACCTTAATGGCTTTAACTTTAACCAGTCCGTCGTTGACGCAAACGGCAAGATCGTTCCAACATGGGCTGATGTATTAAACAGAGCTAACTTAGGCTTTGAAGTAATGCACGAGCGTAATGCTCACAACTTTCCGTTGGACTTAGCGGCTGTCGATCAGAGGTCGGTAGCCCTAACCGCACCAACAATAGGATAACTATGCCACACGGTAAAGGTACTTACGGTACTAAGAAAGGTCGCCCACCTAAGAAGGGTAAAAAGTAATGGCTAAAGGTAGTATGAAAGGTCTGACCATTCGTGGAGGACACAAACGATCTACCAAGTCAGGAGCAGGCATGACAGCCAAGGGGGTACGTGCATACCGACGTCGTAACCCCGGCTCCAAATTAAAAACAGCTGTTACCGGTAAGGTTAAACGAGGCTCTAAAGCTGCCAAGCGAAGAAAATCATTCTGTGCTAGGTCGAGGGGCTGGACCGGCCCAAGAGGTAAAGCAGCACGTAGAAGATGGAAATGCTAATGGCAAAGAAATGCAGTTGTAAACCAAAGAAAGGAGGTAAGAAGTATGGCCGCTAAGAAAGGCTTGTACGCTAACATACATGCAAAACGGAAACGTATTGCAGCAGGGTCAGGAGAGAAGATGAGAAAGCCCGGTTCAAAGGGTGCTCCTACCGCAGCTAATTTTAGAAGGTCAGCTAAGACCGCCAAGAAAAAATGATATCACGTCCGTTCATCGCTTATGCGACGCATGTTATCTAGTCATGGAACGGGGGCTAGGTATCGGAGATTACTCATGACAGTAACCTACGTATATCGTGGTGTCGAGTACACAAAAACTACTAAGTAATGGAGTACAAACACCAGAGCGAAGGTGGATTTGGCGTTGCTTATCCAGTCCAATTTTCACCTAAACCTGAAGAAAAAAAAGAAGAAGAAAAAAAACCTGACGCACAGTTAGAAACTCCTTCTTACTAAACAGCCGGGGAGCACCTCAGAGTCGGACTCCCCTGCCATTGGCTTTTGCCCTTACGAGGATACCAATAGCCGTCTAGACGGTGTGGATAGACACACACAAAAACTCGAGAAAATTTCAGATCTGAGAACGTAAAACAATACATTCTTATTAGAAATGGCTCATCAGTCAACAGGTAATAATACCTCACTAACCCGTCAGGGTCAATCAAACAGCACAGGCGACGCTAGAGCCCTGTATCTAAAGCTGTTCAGTGGCGAAATGTTCAAAGGATTTGAGCACAACGCTATTGCTAGAGACTTGGTGATGAAGAGAACACTCAAGAATGGTAAGTCTTTACAGTTCATCTACACAGGACACACAACCGCTGAGTTCCATGTACCCGGAAGGTCAATACTTGGTAACAGCGACGGTGCACCTCCAGTAGCTGAGAAGACTATCACTGTTGATGATCTTTTAATCTCAAGTGCATTCGTCTATGAGTTAGACGAGACATTAGCTCACTATGAGCTTAGAGGAGAGATCTCCAAGAAGATTGGATATGCTCTTGCTCAGAAGTATGACCGTTTAGTATTCAGAGCTCTTGCTCGTGGTGCTAGGGCTGCTTCTCCTATCACAAAGTCTGGCTTCGTTGAGCCCGGCGGAACACAAATCAGAGTTGGTACAAACAACCAAGCATCTGACGCATACAACTCAGCTTCATTGATTAATGCTTTCTATGATGCTGCTGCTGCACTAGATGAAAAAGGAGTTTCTACTGATGGTAGAGTTGGTGTTCTAAACCCAAGACAGTACTACGAACTTATACAAGCTGTAGGTTCTAACGGTCTTGTAAACAGAGATGAGCAAGGTGACTCATTACAAAAAGGAAACGGAATCATTGAGATTGCAGGCATCAAGATCTACAAGTCAATGAACATTCCATTCTTCAGTTCCTATGGTACTAAGTATGGTTCTGCTTCCGCAACAAACCCCGGTGTAACATCACCCGGAAACGTAGGATCTTTCGTCGGCGAAGCTGTAGAAGATGCTGCTAATGATGTAACTGGAATCAACAACGAGTACGGTGAAGAAACAGAATTTGCTAACTCTTGTGGACTTATATTCCAGAAGGAAGGAGCTGGTATTGTTGAAGCTATTGGACCACAGGTTCAAGTAACAAGCGGAGACGTTTCAGTTGTTTACCAAGGTGACGTAATCTTAGGTCGCCTAGCTATGGGTGCTGACTACCTCAACCCTGCTGCATGTGTCGAGCTTATTGCTGGTGCTGCTACAGGTTCATCAGGTAACGCTGCATTCTAATGCGTACATATACGGAGGGCTTCGGTCCTCCTTTTTTTATTTATAATTATGCCTTTTCCAACCACAAATGCTAACAAAGAACTACCCGCAATAAATCAGATATTATCCACATGTGGGCAGGCTCCTGTAACCACCCTAGACCAAACCAACCCGGACGTTGCGATTGCCTATGCTACGTTGTTACAGGTGACTCGTGAAGTTCAAGCTGAGGGCTGGACATATAACAGTGAGTTCCATGTTGTATTCACACCAGATACCAACAACGAGATCCCTATTGCTAATAATATATTACAACTAAAATTATCTAAGAACTCTGCCAACATGCAGTATGATGCTGTACGTAGGTCAGGTAAACTATACGATAGAATACATCACAGATATACATGGGAAGATCATCCTGATGGTGTCGAGTGTGATGTTGTATGGGAGTTTGATTGGATAGATCTACCAGAACCAATACAAAACAGTATTGTAGCTAGAGCTGCTGCTATTGTGTCTCAGAGAATCGTAGGAGATACAGCACAGTATGAGATGCTACAACAACAAGAAGCGTACGCTAGAGCATTAGCTATGGAGTACGAAACCAAGCAAGGACAGTTTACTATATTTGGACATCCTTACGACAAGACTAATTCCTACCCAGCTTATCAACCCTTTCATGCTTTAATGAGATAATGCCAGCAGTAACTCAACGAATTGACAACTACCTCGGTGGAGTATCTAGACAATCAGACGACAAGAAACTACCCGGTCAAGTCCGAGAGTGTCTAAACGCATATCCTGATCCTACGTTTGGATTAACTAAACGTACAGGATTTAAGTGGATCAAGAACCTAGGTACAGGTACTACCTATGATGGTGGTAAGTGGTTCTACATAGCTAGAACTGCGGACGAAAGATATATCGGAGTTATCACTCCTAAGCCTAACAGTGGCTACGGTGGTATATCTATATGGAACGTAGACGGTACAGTATGTAGTGTTACGATGGATACAAGTACAGCTGTAAATGCTGTGAACTACCTTACAGGTGCTCGCACAAACTACTCTGTACTTACTGTACAAGATACATCAGTTATTGTAAACAACTTACAGACTGTAGCTAAACAGCCTGATCCTAACTTTGTAGCTAACACACGTGCTACACTTGTACTTAGTGATACGGCTGTTAGTTCTACATACAGCGTAACTATGAACGCTGGAGGTGGTGCATCAGATCAAACCTTTACTACAACTACTGGTACTAGCACAACATACGACCAGTTACTTACAACATTAAAAAATGGTATTGATGCTTTCAATATCTCAGGATTGACAGTTACTAAATTTCTAGGTACACTAGAATTAGATAGAGTTGTAAGCGGTACACGTACTGCATTTGCTATCAGCTGTCAGGGTGGACCGGCTAACAACAAACTAGCTGTATTCCAAGACCAAGTAGATAACGTAGCACAGTTACCTATACAATCTTTTCAAGATCATGTTGTAAAAGTTATCAACACAGCATCAGTTAATGATACTTACTTTGCTAAGTTTGTAGCTGACAATGGTGTGTCAGGTCCGGGATTCTGGAAAGAAGCACGTGACCCTAGTAAATCAGCAGGGCTTGATGCCTCCACTATGCCACACGAGCTAGTAAACACAGCTCTGAATACATTTGTTTTTAGACAATTCTCGTGGGTAGATAGAGAAGTAGGAGATGATAATACTAACGCACATCCTAGTTTTGTAGGACATAAGATACAGGAAGCATTTTTCCATAATAACAGACTTGGATTCTTGTCTAATGACAACGTATCTATGAGTCAGGCTGCAAAGTATTTTAACTTCTATCATACTTCAGCTCAGATTATTACAGATGCTGACCCTATAGATCTTAGTGCATCTACTATACGACCAGCTAACTTACATGCAATTATTCCTACTACACAGGGTCTTGTTTTATTTAGCAAGAACCAACAGTTTCTACTTGCTTCTGCTGACGGTGTACTTACACCAGCATCTACTACTATACGTACTATATCAAACTACGAGGTAGATATATTAGTAGACCCAGTAGACATGGGTACAAACATAAACTTTCTTAGTAAGACACCGAGTTACACACGTGTATTTGGTATGATTACCAGAGGACAAGACGAGAACCCACAGGTACTCGACGTAGGGCGTG